TTTACAATATCTTGCACTATAAGAAAGTAACTAGATAATCCAGCTTTTTGTAAAATATCTAATTCTAATTTTACTCTATCTGCATATCTTGTGTGCTCAGACTCTGGAATATCATTCATTATCTTTTCTCTCCAACCATCTCTACATAATTGTCTCAGATATTCTTCTGGATTAGAATTATTTGGACATTCAAAAGCTGGAAGTAATGGCTTACTGAGAATAGAATACTCCTCACATAAAGAATCAACAAAAAATGTATTCTCTAGTTCTTCTTGTGTGTGTATACTTTGCATCTCTAACATATCTGGAATATGAAAATTATCAGATCTGAAAAAACACTCCATAGGAATCTGCTCATTAACAAGCATTTTTTTATTAACATCTATTAAAGTTGTTTTTAGATTATTGCATAATAATATTCTCTGATCAATTGCGTCCTGTCTTTCACAATAATGAGCATCAGGGGTGGCTATGATTTTTGTTCCTGTTTTTTGAGACAAATCTCTCATAACTTGTGTCATTTGAAATTGTGATGGATTAATTTGTTGATCTATTAATTGGGCTTCTAGAAAAAAGTTATCTTTACCAAATATCTCTTTCATATAAGATATATAGGACAAAGATTCTGTAAGATAATCGTCTTTATTAGCCTCTATAATATCTGATAAAAATGATCCTAGATGTCCACAAAAACCAATAACGTTACCATCTAAAAACTCTGACAATCTATTAAAGCTAATTCTTGGTTTACGATAAAAGTTATCTGATTTGTTAGACTCTGATATTATATTAATTAGAGTTTTCCACCCTAATAAATTTTTAGCTAATAATAAAAAGTGACTTAGTTCGCCATTTGATTTATCTTTTATATTAGAATCCTGTTTGCATACATAAATTTCACAACCTAATATAGGCTTGATATTTTTTGATTTCATTGCCTGATAAAACTGTACACAACCAGATATTGATCCATGGTCAGTTATTGCACAACTTTTAGCACTTATAGAAGAACATCTATTTGCTATCTGATTAGGTTTACTTAGTCCATCCAGTAGAGAATAATGTGATTCTCTAAGAATGGACGTGCAAAGGAACATATCCTTTATTCACGTCCATCTATATTTTCTCCTTTTTGTGGGATTTAATCAAAATACTCACATACTTCCCGGAGCTTTGTAATGGCCAAAAGTATGGTTTGGGTGCTTGTACACTGGCATTATACCATTGATTCCATACAAGTCAAGATCGTGTTTTACTTGTTCACATTTGGTCATGGTCTGATCTTTTTTACATAATTGACCATCTCTGTATTCTTCGATAGGATCTACATTCGTTCCTTCAAATGTTGTTTTGCCAAAAAAACATAATTTACTACACATCCAACTCTTATGTAGTTTAGGCTTTTTTGTGTGTTTAATATGATTAAATTTTTCTCTTAATATATCTTCTGTAGAAGAAAGATCATAATCATGAAAACATATAGAAAATGGCCCACCATCATTTATAAAATAAATAGAGAAAATAACATTTTTGATATTTGGATATAGTTGTTTAATGGCATAATGATATATTTTTAATTGAGGATCTTTTTCAAGTTTTTCCTGGGTTTTTTCTTGTCCGGTAGCCCAGTCTAGTCTTTTGCCAGTTTTCCAATCTATAACCTCTATGGTGTCATCATTTACTTTTGTAATAAGATCGATGGTGCCTTTTAAAGCCAAGTGTCCTGAGAGAGTTTTGCCGTCTCCTAGGTCATAGGAATACTGTGACCAAGGCTTGCGAATCTCAAAGTCAAAGTGCTGCTCTGGTTGAAGTATATCTCTATTTCTTGGATCAAACATTCCATTATTTAAATTAATAGCTTTATAAACCCACTCTTTACAGTCTTTGTGATCTTTATTTGACCATTTGTGATGCGGAGAGTTCTTGGAGTAAAAAGAATATACCTGATCAATAATTGTGTCTAAATCATAATTTATTACATCAATATCTCCAAGTATATCATCATTTATCTTAGATAGATTATCTTGCGTCCCCTTTTTAATACAAGCAAGAATCTCCAAAACTTTATGAACTATCGTTCCTTTGTCTGCCTTTTGACCTGATGGACCTCTCCACCCCAACACATATTCTAGAAAATATTGTTGTTCGCACATACTGTGTGTATTAAATGAGCTGCTTCTAAAATATGTAATTATCATTTATTAGTTTCTATAATTTGAGAAAGTATGGCTTTTGACTGATCAAAATATTCAGTAATATTGATATTATCATTTTCTATGATGTGATCAAAATTAGACCAATCATAATTGTCTTTATCCAATACTGTCTCACTTGTGTGATCTGAGTTAAAAGGATTTCTAGTTAGTCTAATTACTGAACCTCCCATATTCCTAATTGATTCTACCTCATTAGGAAATCGACAGTCTGTAATAATGGCAACTTCTGGTTGTTCATTTAATATTTTGTTGATTGTGCTGCGAACCCAAACGTCTGTTTTCATTTTCCTGAACATATCGGTTCCAACAAACTGCATCACTTGTCTGGCTGTCATGTATCCACTAGGATCATGATCAGAGCTATTTAAATTAGACACCTCATATCCTGGCATATTTTTCCACATAATATCAGTTAGTGTATTTTTTTTATCATCATCACCATAGCACTGCCCATATGATAAACCAAGCATATTCATGCAAATATCATTCTTTAAAATATCTGCAAAATTATAAATTTTAACTTTCTTGTTAAGTTTTTCTAATGCTATGTTGATTCTTTGGTCATTAAATACTTCTTTATACATTCTTGTATCAAAAATTCCCTTAAACCTATCGTCGTCTAATAAGTCTGATACTAAAAGCTCGCCAGTTTCGGTATCTATATATATTGATTTAGCATAATCAAGCTTTGCTAAAAAAATAGAAATTGCAAAGTTACCGAATGTGCTTTTTCCAGACTGTTTTCTTCCGGATATTCCGATTATTTTCATATATCATATCCTATAATGAATGGTTTAATTTCTTGATCTATTTGAGATAGTGTCATTTCTGCAATATCAGGAGCAGAGATCTTTATATTTTTTACATTGTAAATTCTAGAACATTTATCATAAATGATTTGTGCGGCTTTTTGCCCCGCATCGTCGTTATCCATAATTGTAATCAGATTCATTGCTCCAGATATATCTAATAGCATTTTTTGTTTATTGCTCAAAGAAGAACCGAGTAATGCAACACTATTATGGATTCCTGCCTCTTCTAGCTTCCAAACATTGCCAGGACTTTCAACAACTATTACTGTTTTGGTCTTAAGTATCGACTCTTTGGCAAACCAGAAATTATACAAGCATTCTTGTGTTTTAAAATTTTTGCTGTGCTTCCATTTAGAAAATAGCCACTTATCTTTATCTGGCGGACATGCTTTATTATCGTCATGATAACATGAGCATGTATTGCATTTATCAAAAATAGATCTGCCAGAACAACCTATCATGCCCATCATATCGTTATCATATATCGGGACAACAGATCGTCCAGACATTTCTTTTCCCAAACCTCGACATTCTCCAACGTCGTATTTAATTAATACGTCTTTAGAAAATCCACGATCAATAAAATATTCGGATGGTATATCTAATGATTTTTTTACTATTTGTCTAGGTACTGATTGATTTTGGTGAGTTTTTTCAGACGATATATTTTGTATAGCTTTAACGAAATTGTGCTTTTCTGTTGCTTTTTTTGATACTTTAATTTTAGAAAGGTCTTGCTTAGAAAAATTAACAGCAAAATTTAAAGCATCATCAAAAGATACCATTGGATCATTGAGCTTGGACCATCCGTTATGGTGAGATAAACATCCTCTGATGAATCCAATAATTGATGACTTAAAAACCTCTTCACATCCGTGTGTTCTACATTTCCAATTACCTCTATAAGAATCTCCCTTATAGTACAAATTAAATGCAGAATCATTATCCCCACCATGAACGGGGCAGCTCATTGTAACCATTTTGTCTAGTAGTTTATAATCATCAATGCATAAAGTTTGCAATAATCTTTCAATATCATCACAGATAATGTCAGATAAATGCTTCAGTTGCTGTTGATTATACGAAAGGAATTTCTTCATCTTGTACTTGGTCGTCATTTATTATAAATCCATCTTTTCCTGTTTTATTTCCGCTGAGTAATTCTAGCCTAGTTTGCCCTTCGGTAATTTTAGCACACCAGCCCTTCATATGACAATTAATATAATCATTATCGTCTAAGCCACCTCCGTGGCGACTAATCAATGGTAATAGTTTTCTGTTCCCTGCTTCTGTACCATCCTCTGCTATTTCTTCATCACTTTTTCTCTTAAATATTGTGAAGTTACTGCACAACCATATAATTCTGTCTGAACCGCTTGCAGTATCCGTGCTTTCTTTTGTAATACCATCTCTATTTAATTGTACAAATGCGACCATAGGAATCTTATATTTTATGGCAAAATTATGCAATTCTGACATCATGAATCCTAAAACCTGATATTCTTTCATATCTTGAGAGATACCGGCACTGTCCATGAGTTTAAGATAGTCATAAAATACAACACAGTCTTTTGCGGTTCCATCATCGTTAAGACCAACTTCTTTTATTATCCATCTACGCATAATAGCTAATTGTTCTTCAAAAGATTTTCCAGCTATACTTTTATGATATAATCTAGATGCTTTTAAATCAGTTATAGACTTGTCAATCTTTGCACTTAAATTTGGGCTATTAAAACAATGTCCTGTTTCTATTTTAGATAATTCTATTTCTGTAGACATTGCTAATATTCTATGAACATGGTCCTCTCTAGTCATTTCTGTATCCATATTCAAAACTGGAATTTTTAGATTATTGGCGATGTAATATCCCATGTTGTCAGAGAGCAATGTTTTCCCCACTTTTGGTCTTGCGGCAATAACATTGATTGTTCCCTTTCGCAAGCCTCCTCCTATAGCCTTGTCGTAAACAGGAAACCCAGTAGGTATTCCTATCTGATCAACAGGATTAGATTTTAAATATTCAATATAATCATCAATATTATTAGCTATTGATAGTGGATCATCTTCAGAAGATGAACCAGCTAAATTCGATGCAAAATTAAATATAGGCTCTTCGGCAACTCCTATAATAGAGGATATTGACTCATTACCATTGATATCTAATAATTTATCTTGTATCTTGTCTAATTCTTTATGTAGAAGTCTAGCGATATCTAATTTTTTAATTTTTAAAGCAAATTTTCTAACATTATTTGGCTCTACAGGAAAATCGAATACTGCCTTTAAATGTTGGCTCTCTTCTTTTTGCAATAAAACATGAGAAAGCTTCAGGTCTTCTGCAGAAGAATATACTGAAGCAATATCTATGACTGGCTTTGATTCTTTATCTAAAATATTTTTTAAACATTTAAATATGATTTGATTACTGTCTATGGTAAAACAGTTTTCGTTTAAGATATCTGATATGTCTAAATATGCAGTTTCTCCATATTTTAGGATACCACTAAGAACTGCTCTTTCGGCTGAAGGATCACAAAGTATCATATTAATTTTAACCAGACTGGGTTGAACAATTGTTACATTTATATCTTGAAGGACTATCAAATACAAGAGAAGGGGCTACATTCTCTGTTTTTCCACATATTCTACATGTTACATCTACAAATTCAAAATCTCTTAATCTAGCAACTGGAGGAGCTTTACACAGCTTCTTATCAAGTTCTGTATCTTCTTTATGCATAACGAACTCTGACATTGATTCAAATTTATTGTTGCTTTGCTGAGTTGTTGGTTCGTTTTTGCTTCCTGACACCTTTTTTCTGGTGCGTGTTTTTATATTAGACTTGGGAGTGGCCGGGTCAACATTGGTCTTTTTTCTTTCTGGAGCATCTGGTATATCGTCACCAGAAGATGCGTTCTGAGAAGACACTAACATGCTTTGTAAAAGAGAAATTAACTGCTTAACTTGTTCTGGATCCATATTGCACCTTAATTTTTTGTATAGAAAGTATTATATCAGACAAATTTTTGATACTATTAGCTATGTAAGACAATCTGTCAACTCTTTGTTTTGCGTATTTTTTTATTGAATTCAACGAGTGTGCTTTGTCATTATGTTTAATTGCTTGTAGAGATTTTTCTATAAATCCGTAACCTTTATAGTTATTAATTTCATCAGCAATAGTTTCTTTAATTGATTCATCAGACCAATTCATTCTAGCAATTTCTCTATTTATAGATCTTTGTATATGAAAAGAAAATTGAGCTAAACGATAAGATATTTGAGCACAGTCCTCTGGTGAAAGTTTTTCTATTTCATCTCGGGACATTGTAAGATATTGATTTATCTCTGATTCTGCTACTCCATATTGAGACGAATATTTAGGTAAGGATAGCGATGTTTCATATTCATCAAGTATCGCATCCCAGTTATGTAATTCTTCTTTTGCTGTTTTATTTGTTGTCATATAATATATGCGCTTTCCATTGTTCTGGTGTTTGATAATGAGGTAGTACTATATGAGATATTCCATTTTTTTCACACCATTCTTTTTTTTCTTGATCTCTTTTTTGTGCTTTAAGAAAATTCATTTTGTTCGAATGGTAAAATGATACAAATTTATAATGTTGTTCGCCATGAACTTCTATGGCTTTTTTTAATAATGGAAGATAAAAGTCTAAATATAATTTTTCTGATTTTCTTAAAGGTATCGACACTTCTTCTAGAATTTGAACAGTTGGAAAAAGATCGGATATAATCTGTCTGGCAGATAAATGAAATGACGATTTATCTTTAATTCTACCATTGGCTATATGACCAACTAAACTCCAATTAACTGCATTGCCATCAAGATCATGAACAATCATTTGATGCCTAATACCTCTTTGACAGAGTGTTCTACTTTCTTATACGCTTCGATATTTTCTAATAAGAAATTCCTTACTTTCTCTGTTCCTTGAAATTTTGGCTTATCTTCTAGACAAGTTATAGTGTACCAAGCGCCTCCCTTGTAGATAACTCCTAGATCAGATGCTAAATTTACTAATTCTGTACATTTGTCAATTCCTTGTCCGTATCTGATATATGATGTTGTAACAGCACCCGGAGCACCCAAAGCAGAACAGATAACTTGCCATTCTATTTCCTGACCTATCTGAGTATTATCAGCACCAATAACCCATGGCTTAAATGTTTTAGCTCTTAGCTTAATATCTGTTTGATAAGCTATCGCCTGACCACTCTTTTCTTTAAATTCTGCACCATAACCTGTTGGATTACCCATTAAGTGAGTAATTCCAATAACTATATTTCTATTTACCGGAATTACATTAGCTACTTTACGACAAAATTTAGCTAATAGTTTTGCTCCATCAGCTCTTTGCATTTTATCCATATCACTAGTAATTTCTGCTTCTGTACATAATGCAGAATATGAGTCTATGATTAATACGCATCCTGGCTCTTCGTTTATAATTCTTTCTCCAATTTGTAGATATTCTTCTGCATGTAATATCTTACCCTGTTGACTTCCTATAATATGAAATCGTGATAGATTTAATCCAGGTATACCTTCTAAATCTCTTTTCTTTAATCTACCTTCAATATTTAGGTAGTACACTTGTCGCCCCTCTTTAAAAGAACCGTGAGCATACTCAGGTCTTTGGGCTGTTGCTGAAAAATCTAACGACGTTGTAGTTTTTCCACACTTTGGTTGTCCAGTTAAAACAACAAAACTCCCTTCCGGTATTCCTCCGTTTAATGCTATGTCCAAAGAGGGACACACTGGAATAGTTAAAATTTTCTTATCAAGCAAAGCATTGCCAGAGAGTATTATTTCATCTCCAAAATTTTTAATTACATCGTCTTTAAGACTCGTAGCCATCATCTAATTCCTTTAATTTGGATATAATATTATTAGATCTTTTATGTTGTCTATATGTTTTATCATCTGATCTGTTGACAATAATCTCTGGTATATTCGTGTCTTCTTTAACAGAATCATACTGTTCTATAATAGCAATAAGGTGCGGAGCACGCAAAGAATAGATTTTTTCTGCCCTTTTATCGTTTAACGCCTTAATAACTGATTTAGGGTTATATTTTTTTAGTAGCTGGTTAGCTGTTGCAATTTGATTTCTATAATATTTTGCCCATTCTTTATTGATCCAAAATTTATAATGCAAATCTAGCTTATCTAATTTCGCTTTATGTTCACATATAAGTTCTGTTATATACTGGGCAGCAGATACATCTTTACCATTAGAGTATCTAGATGGATACTTCATTTTTGTTTTGGCCTAAAGATTCCTTTTTGGTCTCTTGTTGGCGATACTTTATTACGAGCAGTATCAACTAACTCAGATGCTTCTTTTGTCATAATAGCAACAGAATTAATTTTCTTTCCTGCTGTGTGCGTTATCATTAAGTTTGTAGATTTAGAATCCAAAGCACTCTGTTCATATTCGTCAAATATCTGCTGTATCTCTGAAGATGAAATTTTAATTTCTTTAGCAATATCTTCATTACTAAATCCAGTGTGCTTTAGCCATTGTGCTGCATATTTTTTTATATTACTAATTTTTGTCATCATATCATCTCTCTTTCTGCTTGTATTAAAAATGACATATTCTGCGTGTTTAAAAATTTAACATATAGATTAAATGCTATTTGATTAACATTCTTCATTTTGCATTCTGGACTAATAACATTATCTAATATACTATATGAGCGGTCTTCTAGGCCAAAACCTAAGGGATTATATAGTTTATGATTATTGTTTATTTTTATAGCATACTGAGTTCCATTTGAAGTTTGAGTCTTCTGAGCATGTACTTTTGAAGAAAATTCATTTGCTCTAGCAAAATTATTATCATCAACATAGTCTTGATCTTTGCTAGTACAATAGTATTCAATTATTGGCTCTAGTTGTTTTTTATCTGTTGGTTTAAAAATAAAATTTTCCATATTATTCCTTTTCTTGTGACTGTATCGACTGATTCATACATCCTTCTAGGAAATTAAAAAAACCTTGTAAATATACATGATGATCTTTATTTTCTGGAACTGGTATGTGATAATTTTTTTGACATATTTCTTTTGTTCCCACAGTTGATCCAGTAACATCTTGTTCTATAACATGTGCAGTGATTTGTATAAGTATTTCATGTCTACAATCAATTAGTTTATTATGCTCTGATTGAGAATATATTTGAGAAGCCAGAGACTCTGATCCAATTTGATATTGTTTTGATACGGATTCTACTGCCTCTAATATTTTTTCTTTTTCTAAGTCTGAATATTCTTTTTCACTCATAATTACGTCCACTTTGTTTTTTTAGATTTTTTAATACGACTCATTCCTGATGGTAATTTTGTTTGTGGCACCTCATCTTTATAATCATTGTGCTTATTATGAAGTGCAAGCTTATGATCATCGCTTAATTTATCACGATTACGATTTGCTAAATCTCCTATTGTTTTTAACTCACTATCTGATTTTTTAACTGACAGATTTTGAGTTGCCACATCTTTAATATAAGACCTATGAGTGTCTTTAGAATAACACAATGAACATTCTGGATCACTAATATAGTCTTTAATGTAAAAAAATAATTCAAAATCTTTTTTACATGTATTGCAGAAATACGAGTAGGTTGGCATATTATTTTAGTTCACGCTCAGCATCTTTTAACCAAGATATATTTTTTGTCTTAAGAAAAGTTAAATATTTATCGAACACTTGCTTATTAACCTCTTTAAACATCCATTTTTCTTTACATATAGAATCTATAAAATTATATTGTCTTTTATCTTTTATCGGAGATAATCTATTTATAGGATTGTACAATTGAAGATTGGGAGATATTCTTAAAAAATAAGTACAATAATTTTGTGACGATACAATATTTTTACCTTTTTTGTTTTGTATGCTTTTAGCAACTATGTGATCAGAAGCAGAATCATTTAACCTAGGGCAGCCATCTTCATCTAAAAAATCTTGTTGCCCTATTAAACAATATAGGTGTTCTGTTGGTTCTTGATCTTTTGGATTAAATATAAAATTAGACATAATTAATATGAGATATAAATGGTTTCCATATTTCGTACGACGATCCCTGAGTTATATTAGATAGTTCCTGGTACCATGGCAAGTATGCGTAAGAATAATTCGGCTCGATTGGGATATTTATTAATGACATCCCAGCTTCTTTTGGTGTTCTGTTGCCCTTTTTATGATTACATGGTCTGCATGCTGTAACAACATTATTCCAATTTGTAGATAATCTTTTATTCTCATTGAATCTACTTTTTGGAATTATATGATCATATGTTAATTGTGAGAAACATAATTGAATACCACAATATTGACATGTATGATTATCTCTAATAAATAAATTATGTCTAGAAAAATTAATCTTTCTATTGTATAGGTTGAAGAATCTAAGTGTTTTTGCTACTGCCGGAACAGGATATTGTTTGCCGGCAGATCCTTGTATGTGTTTATCTTTGTAATATGATAATATTTCGATACCATAATTTTTACTATCTTCATATCTAATAGACCAAACTATAGCCCTCTGCCAAGATATTATTCTCAGAGGGGAATAGTCGGCATTTAATAATAAACATTTACTATTTTCGGCTTTGCTGCTCATAGTCATCAAGTCTATATAGGATTTTAGAGATGATTGGATTTCTTACAATATCTGAGGCTTCTAATTTAGAATAACCTATACCTTCAACTCCATTAAGGGCTGATATCATATCGCTAAAACCGCCTTGTAAATGTCTGCTTAAATCAGACTGAGCAACGTCGCCAGTTAAAACCATTTTACTAGCTTGTCCTGTTCTTGTTATTAGCATTTTTAATTGTTCATATGACGCATTCTGGCACTCATCAGCAACAATAAAAGCGTTATGAAAATTACGACCTCTCATAAGTCCCAGTGGAACCACTTCAACTTTATTATTAAGTCTTAGTGAAGCATAATGTGCTGAGCTTATGAAGTGTACAATTTCATCTAGTATAGGTAATAGATAAGGATGTAATTTTTCTTCTGCTGATCCTGGGAGATATCCCATTTTTTCTCCAGCCTCTAATATAGGTCTTGTGATAATAATCTTTTTTACTTTTTCATCTAAAAGATACTCAAGAGCCATTCCTATAGCGATGTGTGTTTTGCCACTACCGGCTAAGCCTTGACAAAATGTTATAGTATTTTCTGCAACAGTCCTTATGTATTCTTTTTGATTTTCTGTTCTTGGTTTTAATCGATTTCTATAAGCGGCTCCTTTGGGTTCCAAACTATTTGTCGCATCAATAACCTTACTTTTTTTCTTTGAGTTTCTATTAGTTTTTCTCAATGTGTGCCCTTTTCTTATATAAGGAGTATTAAAATACTATATTAATAATACACCTTTATAAGAATAACGAGTAATATTGTTCTTATAATAAACAGGCGCCACCAGCACAACTTATTTCCTCAATCCCGACAGTATTATCTTCATTTTCCAGAAGTTGTGTATAGTCTACTTTTTTAAATCCGTTATATAGATCGCAATAGATTTTCCAATTATAAACATCCTTCATACAATATGTTAGTCTCTTAAGGTCACTATCAAAATATTTACCAGCAAAATTTTTCATCTTGGTAATAAATAATAATTTATCTTGACTATCATTTTCTTTTGTCTGATTCATACTAGCATAATCACAAGCCGCCCATAGATTGTTATTAAAAGCATTCAAGCCCAATTGAATTAGTCCAGAGCACCACAATGCAGCATCTCCATATTCTTTAACTATTTCACGACTAGTATAAACTGTTGTGAATGGGGCTTGTGTATAGTCTTTATCTCCGCTCTGTGGAATTAAACTAATACCAGCAAAATATTTACGGTTATCATAAATATATTTAGTAACATCATCCCATTCGTCTGGCTTAACGGTTACGGTATTACTAACATTATGACTTAAATATTCTTGAGTACATAATGATCTGTTTTTTCCACTTTGAACCCAGTTTTTTTGAGTATCTTTAACAATAGATAACATTTCTACAGCTGGTAATTGGTTCTTTAATTTAGCTCCGTCTGGAACCTCTATTGGAAACTTAATTACCTCATCCGTATTGTTTGCTGACCAACTGGATTTTTCACAGGCTTGCGGGTTTAGTTTTTTAAAGTGTTGGTACGGTGCTTCTAAAATATTGGCCTGTACGTGTCTTATATAGCGTTTAGCATGATGTGGGTGGATACCCGAGCTTGTTCCAAGCATACTAGAGCTTGTGCCTTCTGGCTTTAGACAAGTTACTCTTGCTGCTTGGTTAATTTTGATCTTTTTTGATAGCTCTTTGTTTGTTTCGACTGCAATTTTAGCTCCGGCACGAAGAACCTTTTCTGAAAGAATAAGATCGTGTTTTTCCATTGTTCCAGTTAATGAAACTCCAAGCAGAGCTTCTCTTTCAAAAATTCTGCAAGTGATCTCTCCAAGATAATCTAGTTTAGTGAATCCAGCCTGTAGAGTTCCTATAATAGCAGCAGCCTTACATCTTTCATAAAAATCATCTTCATCTTCAATTGATGAACAGTTGATAGTAGATAGATTACATCCTTGCCATCCACTCTTTCCAGTTTCTTCATCTACTGGCCACATTCCAACCTCTACGCAAGGATTAAATGTCATTTCTGTTGAGTCACTCCAAATAAATCCTGGTTCTCCGAATTCTTTAACACTTTCCATTAGTTCTTGAAATTCTTCAAGCGTTGTTTCATTTTTAAGTAGAAGTGCCGAATTATTACTTCGTGCTCTTTGTGGGTTGTCTATATACCAATTACCGGTTTTTGCTTTTGCCATTTCTTCATCATCAGGACTAAATAAAGCAAGACTAGCAGAGCGTCTGACTCCACCACTTAACACGGCATCGCTACTGTGCATAACAATATCATAAGCATCGATTGGTCTTAGTTTCTTTTGGCCATTAGAGATACAACGATCTAGTAGAGTTCTGATTTTTTCTAGTCCATTTTGTAGTGGCTCAAATCCAGGGGCCTTTCCTACGCCACTGGCTAATGATGATCCTTTAGGTCTAATATTTGAATAGTCAAAAACAACATAAGTATTTTTGTATATTTTGAATTCTTCAATTGGCTTACTAAAGTAAGAACTAAGAAGAACTCCAAGAGCATCTGCCCATCCTTCTATGCTATCTTCAATAACATATTTTGTTCCTTCATTGTTGTCGGGAATATCATGTTCTAATGTTGGTAATTTTGCAACGTGGTGTTTTTGAACACTAAATCCTGTTCCGCTACCACATAATAGTAGCCAGAAACACTCTTGGAAAAATCGGAGTCGATCACAATATGAACTTGTGCAGTTGTATATCTTCGCATGTCTTTTGAGAATTGGTTCGCCACCGAACTGTAATGCTCTTTGGCTACCAAGAATCTTCTTCTTATACATCATATCATATGCCCAATCGATATCTTCTTTGACATCAGGATACTGGGTATGCATCATATTTTTGACGCGATCAACAGCTTCCTTCCAAGTTTCTCTGCGATTCTTATCTTCTATCCAACGAGCATACTTACTAACAAATGTATAATTCTGAAGTTCTTGAAGTGCCGACATACTATCTCCTATTTAAAATGGCAATGATACCTATAATGATTGCGGTTTGAAAAGAAAAATTTGTCATTAATAAATCTTCAGTATAAACTCTATTATAAAAATAACAAATTAAACTGCCATAAAATATTATTATTGGTAAGTTCATTATACACCGGGTATTTGTCTCAGCCAATTGAAGTTTGGCTTAATGTATCTAATATTGATTTGACTCATTTTGACAAAAGAATCAAAGTGTTTTTGTGCTTTGTCATCAAATAAATGTGTACCATGATCATCCATCATGATAACTGTGGAGACGCCTTCTTGCCATAAGGCCATAATACAATCATTACAGCATTGGCCAGTAACATATGCTACTCCATTGTCCGGTCTAACAACACAATTACTTAATGCGTTTCTTTCTGCATGTATCATCCACGGATATTTATCAGGACGAGTGGTTGGCAATAGATCATCGTCCAAGCCTCGTGCAAAACCATTATATCCAACACCCAGTATCCTATTATTTTGATCTGTAATTACACAACCATGTTGTGTTTGAGAATCGTGACTGCGTTGTGAAATGACTTTAGCAAGACCTAAGAAATAATCGTTCCATGATGGTCTAGCGAGGGGTGTTGTTTTCATATAGCATATGATAGCAGAATTCTGCTGCTAGTCAAATATTTTTTCTTATAAGCTTCATTCAAGCTATTTGATCAAGATTTGGTCTGTTGCTGGAGCTTATTATATAAAACAAGAGAGAGAATAGCTCCTGCTACTCCCATAAATAACCCTGCTGGAGATAAGGATTCGTATTTACCTAACATATACAAAACCGCCCCTCCCATATATGAACCAGCAACACCTAATGCAACTGTTTTTATAAAACCAAAATTTTCTTCACCTGGAACAATTGCTTTGGCCACACTACCAACAAATAATCCATAAACACACCATACTAATAAATTAAACATTTGCTGTCTCCACTAGGGTTAATGCCTCATCGTCCGTGAGAATTTCTCCTTTATCTAACAAAACTTCTGTAAGTTTAATACCATATTTATGATAGTCTTCTTTAGTTAGTTCTTGACGAATAATTCGCTTGATTCTTAGTCTAGTAAACCAACCCCTTTTTTTACTATAAGAACGTATTTCTTGACCATATAGAAAACCCTTTTCCGCACATGACATATTATTGGTTTTGCTTTTATTACACTCCTGCATAACTCTTATAATGGTTAAGACTATACTAATCATCATTAAAATAGCTATAATACTACCAAATTTTTGATCTTCTGGAATATTAGCTTTTTTTAAAATTTCTTTGGATATATTTTTTAGTTTTTCATCATTAGACATAATTTACTTTCTCTGTGTCGATGAGCAAGTTCCGCTTATACAATTGGGAGTTATTGTTATGGGATTATGAATTAAAACTTTTGGCGATGGCTTCTCAACTGGTTGGTTTTTTGTATCTTCTTCACAATAACCACAATCTACTTTTTTAATTTCATCTCCACTAATATACCAACCTTTACCTTTACAGATGGGGCAATCTTTTCGTTTATATTTTTTATTATCAACCATATGTTGTGATGCAATAACTGATCCCGCTAAAATCACAGCAGATTTGGTATAAACTGGACTATAATCAGAAGAGTAGGTTACCATAGAAGATAAGAACATAGATATTATTAATAATTTATTAATCATTTTTTAATTACCTTATTAATTTGTTTTCTGAGCCAGGGAAATGGTTGATTATCAGGAACGTGTGGAACAACATTATCAATGTTTTTATTAGCAAAAATTTTTATAATAGATAATATAAAACTTGTTATTATAGATATTAATCTATTTAATGCTATTCTATCTAATATTTTCATAATTAACCTTTATATTATCTAATTTAACAAATGAAAGAGCCAGCGCCGCCAACAGCCAATGGATCTCTTACCGATATTGCGGATCCTGTTCCTGGACCTGTCGCAACCCATTGTCCAATAGGTTGTGATAAACACGTTACAGGAATTTGAACTGTTCCATAAGTATTTATCGGATTATAGTCACTATAATCGAGTATTTGAGGATCTAATAATAAAGGATTGCCACATGTTACATTAGTCAATTCATAATATGCAACAAATGTACCAGTTTCAACTTTGCCCAATTGCCATTTATCAACAGAAAATCTCATTTGTATATCTGAGTTCTTAAGACTAATATATCTATTATTATCAGAATCATAAGCATATTGAGATATAAATTCTGTTAATCCTGCTTTAAAAACATATACTCCAACGTTGCTTCCTTCTCCACCTTCTGGAGTAACTCTGGCGAATGCTGTTTTATTATCATAGCTAATCATTGGACCAAATAAATCGTCACTATAGCTTTCCCAGGTACCTGTTGGAAGAAACGGATAAATTGGATAATTTGTATTATTACTTAATTTATACAAGTCATCACCATTTTTATTCATATACCACTCGCCATCACCCTGTGTAGATATTCTTGGATAACTATTTCCACCATCTTTTGAATAAAAAATATTGTCATTATAATCAACAACATTTGCTGCATAATATTTTCCGCTTGTGTCATAGCCTGCTCCTGCTCCTGAAACATAAACAGAGTCTCTAAGACTCCAATACACATCAACACCGGGCCATTTAATAGTAACATTGTCACTATTATCTAATGTTACAAAGTTAAAGTTTGAATTTATCCATGATCTAAAGCCATCAGGAGTTTTAGCTCCATCGTAATCTACAAAAATTATTTGTCCACTATTAGCTTTATAAACATTACCAGCAGAATTTGTTGTTTTTACCATAGGATAAACGTGAGGAATCGAAGCTACTTGATAAGGTAATCCAGAGTAAATAATCTTAAGATCTTGCACTCCTTCTGTTGTAAAATAATTTCCGCTAGGATGAGCAAAATTATCCCCACACATAAAATCAGCATTAACATACGAGCCAAAACAACTATTACTAATGGTTGAATATCCTGTTGATACAGGAATTAACGAATTAAATTCTGAACAGGTTGTTCCAGATGTTCTACAAGAAAAATTAAATTCTATTGATGCATCTAAATACTGTTTAGGACTAAATAATGCTGTTTCGTTGATAGAATAAGAGACACTATTATAAGTAAATTGATATTTATGAAAGTGTGGTCTTATTCCACTACAACGATTCACCATAGAGACCCCATATTCTGAACTGTCAAAAGGAACTCCAACTCCTGAAGTTCTATAAGAGAATCCTATAGTTGAAAGGCCAGTATAAACTGGAGTTTTTGATGACGAGCTAGATAAATTATATGGATTGTTACTTATTCCACTAATATTAATTGAGGACGGCTGACTAGCTATTCCTGTGAAATAATTGGTATTAAACCAAGGTTTTGCTGGGGCAGTTCCTGCAACGTCGAGAGGATAATTTTCTGGTAATATATTATGACCAATTTGATCAACAACTGTCCAATCACTATAAGGATGTCTCCACCTTAATGGTGGGTTGAAACCAATAACCGCTCTATGGCCAGTTCCTAGTGGTAGTACAGGATTGGTGCCGCCAGGAAGATCTATTCCCACTATATCTTCTGGAGCTTGAATAGCTGTGAACACAAATTGACACGGAAAAGCATATACTCCACTCAAATTTGATCCAATATTACCGCTTGTTGCATATTCGACATATCCTTTATATGAAGGTTCGTTTGTTGTTTCTACTAAACTAATTATTTTTTTACCAACACCATAAGACATATTCCAGTAGTCCTGATAGGCAGATACTGAGGTATCGGTCATGCCTGATAAAGTATTTAAACGCCATTCTTGAGTTAATGACTTATAATCAAAAACATATGTTCCGCTAAACACTGGATCATTTGGAATTTTAATGCTTATTCTTGAACTAAAATTTGTTGTTGGGGGAGTTCCACCAAAAAGAGAGTATGCATACGATGGAGCTGACTTAGGGGTGCTTGTAATAACTCCATTATTTGGTTGTCCTTTAAAAATATAATATGGAGCCTTTAAGCTGATTGGATGAGTGAATCTTGAGTCGTTACAAACGGTATTAGGATCTTCCCACGATGATAAAAACTGAATAGGACAGCAACTTGCACATAAATCTTGAACCTGTTGTTCGGAGGATCGTACCCACGCGGTACCATTTGAATATCTAACATAAAAATTATTACCTACTTTTCTAACAAAAGCTGTCATTATATAATCCTATTATAAGTATGTGAAACCGTAATTGGGTAATTTTTGTACAGGAAATCCGTTAAAATTGCTGAAGGCATAAGATCCGTTTGCTGATAACATCCCAGCAGCAACATCTGATGTTATTAAAAATGATCCATCTGGTATGGGGCCCCACTCTGGATGACCTCCGTCATTCCATTTACCCCAACTATTTTGTACTAAAAATGCTGGCTCACTACCAGTATCATCACAAGCAATCCAAGCCATGCAATGACCCCAGTTACCACTTACTTTAGCAAAACCCTTTTTGTCTCTTTTGTTACTAAAGCCATAATTTGAACAAACAGCTAATCCATATCCATTTGCTAATGCGTCTCTAGCTTCTTCTACTGTTGTTACTAAACTAGTTGTTGTAATTTGATGATCATTAGCTAGATCTATTACAGGATCTGGTAAACCTCTTGATCCCCAGTTCGCTCCTAGATTGCCATTATATTTACTAAAGTCTGCTATGCCTTCATAATTTTTTCTAACTACTATTCCGCCAGCCTGACTCACAAATGTCGCCGCTCTTGCACAACTCATTCCTTGGCCACCATGACCTCGTGCTCCATAGATAGCTTCTGTTGCTCCTCTAGCTATCCATGTTTCTTTTTCTTTCTTAATATCTATTTCTACCGCTCTGCTAATATCACAGGCATTTCTTGTTCCATGGCTTACGCAATCTCCAGTGGTTTGTCTTTCTTCGTATGCTTTTTTATCAAATTTTAATACACTTTTATAAGGAGTGCTTAATTTTCCTTTTCCGCTATCCACAATCCTTTTTGCACCATCAGAAAAGTAAGCGTATTTAGAATTTTCCATTAGTTGTTCATATACATGCTCTTCCCATAAACAACCACTAAAACCATCTTTATAGTTTTTATATAATTCTTCCGGAGTGTATCTTGGCATTATTTTGCACCTTCTTTACAAGCCCACGCTAAATTCTTAAAAGCAACAACAGCCTTTTTGCGTAAATCGTTGTCTAGTGGAACATTATCATTTCCCACCACAGACTTAACTACTTCTTCACAGCTAGTAGCTAGATTATCATATTTACCTTTAAGATTTAGTTTTAATAAAGATCCTGCAATTTTATTTACTGAAGCTATTTCTTCAGTATTTATAATAACTATATCTTCACCATCTAATTCTATTAGTCTAGCAACATCACTATATAATGAAGCTAGGTCTAAAGCATCTTTTTTAGGATTGGGACCAGAAGACAAAACTTGAGTTACTTTTTTACAAGCTTCCAAAGTAACCTCGTTTGTTGGTTCTTCTACAAGAATAGTTACAGTAGATTCATTTCTAACAGGAATGATGTTAGAAAAATTTGGTTTAAATAAACCTAAAAGAACCAACCCTACTGCTATACTTAGTAATAATTTTTTATTCATTATATTTTATCCTTATACATTCTTTAAATTACTTTTCTGGCGTGGTCAATACAGATTGTGTTGAGCCACAAGCGTTCGGACTGAGAAATGGAAACATTTGATCAGCAACCTTAACAGCTTCTGTGCAGTTGCTTCTGGATGCTAAATCTCTTGTTTGTTTCCACGAGTGCATAAGTTGAAAAAATAAATCTTCTTTATTAACAACATTAGACACAACATTAGATGTGCTACCAGGAACCCTGGGCAATGAAACTTTTTGTAATAGATTATTAATAAATCCCTGTACTGGGCCTAGTTTATCTTGAAATAAAACAAATAGGATAAGTGCTGCACCAGCATATAAAGCTAAATCAAAAGTAGTTACTCTACTAGCAAACTGATCAAAACTCTCTGTGTAATTCATTTCTTTTTCCTCGCTCTGTTAACTTTAAGGTTAGATTTAATAGATTGTGAAACTAACGGTTGTGTTTTAAAGACTCCAACTTGTCTGAACGTTGTGACCATAGCATCAATGCTGGAACTTACTAGTGCCATTAAAAATACTTTTACATATTGACGAATAATTGGCTCAATAAAACTTGGGATCATAGGAACATCAACAATAATAAAAACACTATCATAAAATTTTGATAAATAGTCCATAGCCATAGCTTTTTTATCTGGTCCAGACAAATTACTAGTATTCTGTTCTAACACTTGTACCGTTTGAGCAACAGCAAGTTGTAGAATTTTCCAGGCTTGAGATATTGCAACAGATTTAATCTCTCCTAAAGAGACTTTGACCTGAGTCATAAATTCATCTAATTTTATTTTAATTGAGTATATTGAAGCTGCTTCTGGCATAAAATGTCCTTTTTGAAAACGCCCTATATATTATAGTACACCGACCAAGACTGTCTACTCAACTTTGAGCTGAATTGGTTTTTTGATTTTCTTCTTAGTTTTAGATCTTGTATTTTTTCTATTAGCTATTTTTCTTTCTTCTGGTGTTGCAGTATTCCACCAAGTCTTTTTAAGATCTGTTCTTCCTTTGATATATTTAAATAACAAAGTTAATTGACCTATAATTAATATAGCAGCTTCTAATCCTTTACTTGTTTCTTGTATTAAATCTTCTTTTTGAGTAAAATCGTCTAATACCCCAAATAAATAAGCTCCACTAAAAATGAAACTTACTAATGTGAACCAGAATTCACTAGTTTTATAACCAGGTTTGACCATTTTAAACTCCAATAAATGTAATAATAGTAACTATTATTAGATACACCTAATGCAAATTATGTATTTTGATCCACAAATCCAAAACAAACTGTGCAGTAGTATTCACTGATAGTATAATTAAAAGTTATAGTAGTTAATACGCCATCTATTCTAATAATATTAAATCCCTCTGTGCCGGTAAATTGAGAGTATTGAGTACCATTTACTGCATTTTGATATGTAGTATCTGTGCTCCAAATTGGAGTAAATGGTAAGGATACTTGAACAGGAACTGGCGTGCTAGGATTACCAACACTAGCAAATGCAACTAGAGGATTTGTAACTGGTTGACTAAAAGTTGCTGTAAATGTGCCAGCTCGACTATTTAAGATTTGAGTTCCATTACCGGGTACTCCATATGCTTCGGGAAATGTTGGATATCCATACATGCCATTATGAGGAGCCATACCTCCACCATTTTGAGTAATTGAGATTGTAATATTATTTTGACCAATTCCAGATGCTGCGGTTGCAGTAACTCCATTAATATTCATCCATTGAAATCCTGAGCTACCAAAAGACGAGGCTGAAAAAACTAAATTATTTCCTAAAAATATTTTAGAAATATTTGTATTTCCTAATTTAATAGAAGTTATATTAGAACTACTTAAATATATGTCACTATCTATTGTTGGCATGACAAATTTTAACCATTAATAATATATAATGTTTTTGAATCTTTTGTAGCAAGATTATCGTAGTTACTTTGTGATATGCTAATTATATTAGTAACTTTTACTGAGTTTGACACCAAGGATGTATCACTTTGAACAATCTTCATCGATGTTTGAATACCAGATAATGAAACGGCTTTTGTCAAAGATGCGCCTAATGGATCATCCATAATTAAGAATATATCATCAGAACTTAGGCTACCACTTCCTTCTGGAAATTCATTTATTCTTTTTATGCTCATGCTCAACCACCTATTAAGTTTGCGTTGCCTATTCCATAATAGTAACTAGGATCATCAAATTTTTCATCATATTTAGATTGTATATCAGTTATTACTGGAGAATTGTTAACATAAGAATTTATAGTTTTATAATTACCAGTAAATGAACATGTGGTAACAATAGTACCATTTTTTATAGCTTCA